TTGTATCAGAATCGCCTGCAGCTGCACCCACTATTATGGGAACCCACTGAAATGTGCCTGAACTTGTTTCTCTATAGACTTTAAATTGTTCATCATCGGTATCATACCAAGTATCTCCTTCAGAAACAGTTGAACCTGTAGGAGCCGTTGTACCGCGAAAGTTTTGATCTGCTAACTGCTTCAGTGCTGTGTCTAAATCTGTAGCAGTAATAGTATTGTAAGGGGTTGTAATAATATTTTCAGCGTTTAAAGTACCGGGAACAGAAATAGGTATTGCTAACGAGTATGCTTGTACTGAAGTCACGTCGTCAGTAATATCTACAGTAATGGTATCCCCTGTTACAGAGACATCAGTTACGTCCTCCGTTATTTCTAATGTAGTATGGCTCATCGAGTTACTTCTGGTGTGATAGTTACGTCCCCTTGTAAAATTCTTTTTACAACACTATCCCCTGATGTGTAAATTTCTAAATCATAAACGTATTGTCCTGCTGCTAAACTACTCGAAGTAGCCGCAGCTAGTTCTAGTTTTAAAGCACCGCCGGTAGCGTTAGTTTTAGTCACTGTAAAAGTAGCAGAAGCTGAACTTGCGTCAACAGAAGTTCGCAGCTGCGCTCGACCTGTGTAATTGGTCAAATTCATAGCCGTTCCCGACTCCTTAATAACCAAGTCTAAAGCAAAGTCGGAGCCTTGGTCGATCGTCAAGTTATATGTTCCTGCACTCATTTACATTTCTCCATGTTGAAATTATATCTCAAAGGACATAAATAGTCAAGTTTTATTTTTGAAGTGGTTAGTATTAACTTAAATGGCCTAGTTTTACCCGAACTCTGGTGCCATCATTTATTTCTATCTTAGGTGTTTGCCCATTATTATCAACATACATTTTAATATGTGCACTGTTTGCGGGTCCAAGTCGTAAAACAGCATTACCTCCAAAAGAGCTATCACCGCTTCCGAAAGTTATATTTCCGTTAAAGCCTGCACCTGTGCTATTACTGTAGAAGTAGGGAGTTTCTAAAACGCCTGAGGATAGAGTTAGTTTAGTCCCAACAGATGCAAAATCACTATTACCATCATCTGTATAATTAGTGGACTGAATTGCGCCCGTTTTAATATTTGCTCCATTTATACTGGTATAATTAAAGCTACTACCGAGTCCATCCTGAATCAACGTATCCGACCCACTCGCTACAAATGTTACCAAACCTGTGAACCCTATAGTCTGTTGCACGGTTCCAACAGTAATTGTTGTTGTGTACGCACTACCACTATAAGTTCCGGTTTCCGCTACAGAAACAGGACAATACCAATACTTATTAGTGTTTGATGCAGCAAATGTTGGGGCTGATACATTCCATGTATTGCCTCCACCGCTCCCAGTATAGCTTAATACACCTGTAGTCCAGTTCATGCTAAGCTGTCCAGCTGTTGGTGCAGAAGGAGCACTACTTGCAGCCGTCTGATAATACATGAAAATTTGCGTCTTTCTCTGTCCAGGAACGCCCTGGGCTCCGGTTGCGTATTGATTAACTATAACAGGGGTAGACCAGTCATTTGCAGCAATAGATGCTTGATGAGCTCCTTTAGGCGTATTGGATATAGCTGCTGCTGTACTCTTCCACAAATATTGATTGGAAGAAGAAACTGAAGACAGGGCAAGTGACCAACTAAGGCTATTATGTAGAGTTCCTTGATGGCCTTGATTAGTTCCTGTAAAATTATATGTAGTAGCCTGATTCGGCGCATCAGGAGTAGTAGAACTATTATTTAAAAGGTACGCTTCTACAGTAGTTATACTATACCCGTCTAGACCGTCTGCTCCGGAGAACTTCTGAGGTACTGACCACTCGCCTCTTGCTATTGTATCAGTAGTTCCTGTACCATTTGCACTTGCAACAATTACCCACTGGTTCTGCGACCCTGTAGGTGCTTGTGGAGTAGTATACCATCCCGATGCCTGCCCACTAATTAAAACGCCTCCATTTGCATGTATTGCTGTACCATCAAGTACTAAAGCACCGCCTCCAGTTCCTGAAAGCTTTGCTGTAACAGTTGGAAAATTAGAATCTTCGTTCGGATCCTTAATAGTTGTAGTTGATGCAGGTTTAACATCTTGAACCGCATATAGGTATATGACTGCTGTTGAGCTTCCTTGTACTCCTTCACGAATTTTTCCAATAGTTACTCTAGTACTAGTCTCGTATAAAGCATTACTTTGGTCATTATACTCACGAACAGTAACAGTAAAAACCTGAGGCGCTCCCTCACTAGGGTCGTCATAGGCTATAGGGTTAGTATCCTCATCCGCATTATGTACTATTTTTGTATACGTATTAGTAGTACCGGAGTCTGGGTTTTTGAAAGAGCCGTCTGCCTTTCCCGCTTCTGTAGTATTATTCGGATTAGCATTACTTGCAAAATCGCCTGTTACTTTAAAAACAGGCTTAAGATAATTTACAGCTGTTGCTTTAATACCTATATTATCCGTCCATTCAGAATTGAGCACATTGGAGGAGGTATAGTTTAAAAAATTTAAGTCAGGAGTTGCTGTTACAGCACGACCTCGCACTCCTGCTGCTAATATAACATGGTTGATAAAATCGTACTCTCCTGATGAGGCGTCTCTAGTAATTGTTGCTATAATAGAATCATTTATTGGATCTATCCGTAAAGTTGATCTAGCTACTGCTTTAGTGGTCGAATTAGCAGTAATTGCTAACGTAGAAGTACCAGTATTTAGTTTTCTATCAACGAATAATTTGTTATTTGCTGCGTCAATAAACGCAACTTTACCTGCGTAATATTTAGAACCATCATACAGACGTAATACATCTCCAACTTGAAAAACATCTTTAAAGTCATCCCCGCCAGTTTGAGTAACAATATTTGTTCCTGAAGTTGCAGTAACACTGACATTACAATTAATACTTGTCCATCTATTATTCTCTACACCACCACTTGAATTAGGTGCGAAAGTACTAACATCATACCATAGCTGGACTTCAGTATTTTCAAAAGTAACTCCTTTATAATTAACAAGTCTTAAATAGTCGGAAGACGTCGTATCCCTATCAAACATTACGTAAGCAGTTAGAAGTGCTCCATAAGTGCTATTAGAATAACCCATTGAAGCTAATTCTTGAGAATAAGAAGCTGCTGTAGTTGGAGAGGGATTAGTCAAAGAACTAGTTAATTCCGCTGCCGGACTAACCATTGCCCAGTTAGTATTTAATACTTTAAAGATTGTACCTGAAATTGAAGCTGTATCAAAGTCGGATTTTACACCTATAGCCAGATCTGCAACTCTTGGCCCTGAATAAGAACCGTAAGGATCTTTAATAGTTATATCTGCAAATGTGTACCTGCTTCGTCTCTCAGGAGTTATAGTTCTAACTCCAATACTCCACTGTCCATCTTCTAATTCTGTTAATGGGTACGCAGTTTGGTTGGCATTTTTTATTTCAATTACTTTTTCATCAACAGAGGGAAAAATCTCTATCTCATAACCACTGGCATGTTCATATATGGCTGTTCCCTCTGCATTTAAAGGTGGATCCCACTGAACAATTATTTCATCCCCTGCAGTTTCAGGCCTAGGAGTGCGTAGTAAATAAACACTTCTAGGAGGAGGAGCATTGTCTTCTTCGTTTACATAAACTGTATCTTCAACATCAAGTCTAAATTCCTTGTCAACAGCATCAAACTTTGCATTTGAAAAATTAGCCGCAGATATTCCTACTGTTAGATTATCTTCTTCAGTTATTCCTAATATCTTATATTCTTTGTAGGAGTATGCCGCCTCGCCTGTAGTTGTATCTTCTTTTATTACCCAAATAGAGTCACTTGCTGTGGGTGCGTCATTAAATTTAGGGCTTGCTTGAGAGCCTCCCATAGTATCAAAGGTAATAACTGTCTTACCGCTAACTACAGACACATCCCCCGAATTAAATTGAAGGGTCTCTATGGCTGTGCCATTTACTAATTCTAATAGTACGGTTTCGTTATCAGCACCGTTATTATTCTTTGCAGAAACAATATGCCCTCTTAAAACACCATCTTCTTGAGCCATATCTACAGCCCCGTACGAAAGAGTGGCAGAATTGTCAGAAGGTAGCCAAATACTTTGTATTTCATCGCCTCTATTATAAGTAATATCTGATCCACTAGAGGGAGTAATTGTCGCAGAATCTTGAGCTAATACAAGTTTTCTCGTCTCTACTAATACCGACATAGTATAGGTAGAATTTGCATTAAAGGCATAGGAAGATCGTTCAGAATCTCCTCCGTCTACCTGTGCTCCTCCAGATTCTGTAGATATATCTCTATCGAGAGTTATTTTTCCTTGACTGCTTGAGTTTATAAGTTCATAAGCAGAAACTCGTCCACTAAATGCTATACCATATTCATCGGAGTTTTCTACATTAATTATGTCTCCTGGCTGTAAAAAAGCAGCATTAATACCAGTCTTAAAACTAATAATCTCTGTTTGATTAACAGCAGTCCATAATTTCCACTTACCGTATCGTATAGCCTGTCCTTGAGAAGTACAACCAAAAGCATTTGCTTCTACTTTGTTTATTCGTCCGGTATCTAAAATATTCTGCCTATCTTCAACGATTATTGGCTCTAGTTTGAATTGAGATTTAGGATTATTCCAGCTAACTATAATCTGATTGGCGCGTGTTTTTGCTCCTGTGCCTTCTGTTTTTATTTCACCGTCAATGATATTTGACTTACCAAAATTATATACAGGAGTTCCAGGACTGTCTTGTACTGTTAACAACTGCCCATCCATCCAATATAGCATACCTCTGAACACAGTAGCCATATCCTTTAATACTTTATAGCAATCCGTAGCCTTTGTAAAATAAATATTTGCTCTAAATCTAGGCTCGAAATCCCCGTTACCATCAGGTACTAATTCATCGCAATATTTTGCAATTTTGTATAAGGAATACTTGTCAATATCAATATCTTCAATATAGCCACCAAGTCCATAACGATCGTTAGTTACCATATCATAAAAAACCCAAGCTGGATTATCTGTATAAACTAAATTAGGTTTAAAAGTTCCATCCCATAAAGCTCCGTACTCTGCTTTAGTAGAATCTGACGCTAAATGTCGGGGTGTATAGTTTGAAGGAATTCTTACTTTCTTTCCAAGAACCTCATACATCCTTGTAGGTATACCAGAATAATCCCGAGCACTAAAGGTAACTGTGCCCAAAGCAGTAAAAGGATAGTTTAATTTCTCTTTAATTATAGCAACTAAACTTGTTATCTGTGAACCATCTACAGCAGCTAAATTATTATCGTCTGAATCGTTTAAAAATTGAACTTTTGTTCCATTCATAGTAGCGGCTTGATATTTACCGTTACTTTCATTATTTATAGCAGTAGGACTTAATCTAGTTACTAGAACTTTTAAATCTTCATAAGGCTGTAAAGGAGTCATATCAATAACATGATCCCTAGAAATACCTGTCTTTGTTTTTCTATAGTCGACTAAACCGCCAGAGTTATACATATCCTGTAATTTATACTGCCATGCTCCGTCTCTTTTTACTATTACATGTACTTGGTGACCTGCTGCATGGTAATAATCTCCACCACTTCCTCCCGTATGATATATTCCTCCGGCGTATCTTAACTGTAATCGTAACTCATCAATTTCTGAAATTTGTCCGCTGGTCATGCCAGTAGCACTGAGTGTAATAGTTTTTGTCATTAAAGTTATACGACTATTACTTAGTCCTGAATCTTCAGCCCAGGCTTGTGTACCAGCAGTTCCAAAATCTTCTCTATAGTATGCTCCATCAGTACTTTTCCAATGACTTCCTACTACTTCGAAGGCAGCTTTATGACTATCGCTCAAAGATACTGCACGACTAGAGGTTCCAATTCCTGCTAGCTGTCTCAAAGGTGCTTGAAATTCTGTTCCTCTTCTGAACTGAATTGTACTATCTTTTACTTTTGCAGATTTGTTTGACTTGTCCAATACCGCTGACAAACTAAATAATTTTTTAGTAATGGCATAGGCATCTGTATAATTATTGTTAACTTGTATCTTTTTATTTCCGCTTGATAGTACGATTTCTGCTTTTAAGGCAAGATCAATTTCTACAGTAACTAAAGTTCCTTCATCTGCATCGTCTTTTGAAAATAAATTGTGCATACCCCAACCACTACTTATCTTTTTTAGTATTGCTTTGGGCCCTGCCGCATTAGTTATAGCATTATCACTAGAGTCTCTAATTTCATGAATTCTGTACTCATCATAAGCATCATCGAGCTTATTTCCGAGAGGGTCATGCATATGTACTCGTAACCGATGATTACCATTGGCTAACGTTCCGCTATCCGATTGATAGAATTGTTCGAAAGGATTACCACTTGAAGCAGTTAAACCTAATTCTGCATTTGAAACAGGAGAAAAAATACCGTTTATAGTAGTATACCACTGCTGTTGGAAGTGATTAATATTTGCGGTAAAACTCGCGACACTAAATATAAAAACGAATCTGTGATGAGTTGAGTCAGTCTCTTCAAGAGTATTTAGTGCAGAAACATTAGCAGGAGCACTCCCTCCTGTACCTGTATAAACTGTTCCCAGCTGTGTCGCACCCGTTCCTATAGAAATACTTAATGTATCATTAAAAAATGCGGCTTCTGCAGAAGTATCATGTACAGGATCGCCATCTAAAAATACAGAGGAAGAAACATCATAAAGACCTTCAACCGGACCTTCACATATCAGATCAGTTACTGAAGCTATTTGATTTTTTGATGCAATGCCTCTTTTATAGAGCATACCTGCAGCAAATCTTCGTCGATCTTTAGCTGTAATAGAACTAAATGACATTTATTTATTCTCCTAATTTATTGCACTATCTTGTGCTAAATCTGTATTTAATTCGTTGGTACGACTAGGCCAGCCTGTACTAAGGCCTACATTGTTACCTGTAACAGGATTATAACTTGAACTAATAACATCGAATGAAATAGGCTGTCCTGGAACCCGTAAATGACCATATAATACAGGTACAGGATCGCCCTCAATAATATTCTGCTCATCACCATTAAACATATATGAAGACTCTTGGTCACTATCTGTAGCAGGGTCAGGAGCTGTCATTTCTGCTAACCCTGTCATACCTAAATGTACGGCTGTAGCTGCTAGCATTTTCATATGAAACCCCTTTGCCATAGCATTTGATAAGGCTTGCTTCATTCCTACTTTACCAATTTCCTTCGTTCCAAAGGTAAAACCAGAGAAGCCTGGCTGACCGTGAATAGGAGCTCCAATTTGTCCTATTTGTAGCATTACATACATAATTACTATTGCTGCGATTATTTTTCCTATTCCTTTTGATCCTGCAGGAATAGGAGTAATCATAATATCTCCTTTTTTCATGGGAAGAAGCAACTGAGTTTCATCTATAATTTTAGAACCTTCGACTGTAATACTAAACCCTGTCTCATTTTCCATGCAATCTATCATATAAGGTCTGAACTCTGAAAAATTAGCATCAGCACAACGAAATACATCTTGTAGTGTTTCAGCTTCAACCTCAAAACTAGGGATGAACTTTGAACCTAATGCGCCTTCTAAGTATACTTTACGCAGCATGTCTATACACTCCCGTTATCCTTTTATACCATGCAGGATATAGGCTTTCTCTGCAAGATAATCTATTGATTGCATGATGATAAAAAATATCATCTCCTATATACACTCCACAATGATTATTTTTTGGAGCATATAGTTTAAAAATAAGTACATCATTTGGTTTAATTTCTTCTAAAGGCACTGGTACATGGTTCCATTCTTTAATAATTTCTTCCGTGAAATAATCTAAGTCTTTATCCCACCAGTCATCTTCAAATAATGCCCTAGGAGGGATGTTTATATTTTGTCCTGCTAAATAATCTCGTGTAGCTTCGAAGCAGTCCATAGTTCCAAACTTATAATTTCTACCATATAAGTTGGTTATATTTTCTTCTGGTTCTAAAATATTCAGATCCATTTCTGGATAGCTAAATATATAGTAAGGTATTCCTAATGCATTGCAATAGTTTATATCTGTTTCGCTAGCTTCTGCTGTTGTATCTGGATGACTATGTACTATTGCTATAATATCAGTCGTTCTTAATATTTTTAAATATTCGGACGAATCTATAATAAAATCTTCATCATCTTTGGCAACATTTGTGCATGGAAACCACTTCTTTTTGCCTTTTACTACTGCTAATATACCGCAACCTTCTCGTGGGTACTCGTTTTTAAAATGTTCTTCGATCTCATCAATATACTGCACTATCTAAACTTCCGACTTCCAGGGAATCCTCCAAAAGGTAAAATTGCGTTTGTATCTCGCTCCGTAGATTCAACAGTAAAAGTTTCGGAGTTAGCAACTGTTCTTGGTAAAAATTGGTAACGTTTTTTACAAGATATTAATAACTTTCCACATGCATCACCAGTACCCCAATATAATGAACCAGCAGAGGGCTTCTCCCCGCTACTTGTCGGTAAACTAGCTGTATTTCTCCAAACAGTTGAGGTATCTACATATCCTATACTATCTTCAGTATCAAAAGTTCTCATGGGATATAATACATAATCGTTTCTTAAAGTATTTGTTGTATCTACAGTATATGATCTATCAGTCCACCCAGAGTAGTGGCGTATTCTTTGCCATGAGATCGAATTTTTAGCAGGATCACTATTTACAGCTCCTGCAGCTCCTTGATATAGCCAAAAACGTTCATAAGCGGGAGAAACCTCAGTATCAGTAGTATAAACTATATCATTTACTGCCAATGTCATACCATTGCTCCATTGCAGCGGTTTTATTTGAGGTGCGGACGCAGAGGTTCTTCTAGACCATGTACCTCCACTATAGGTATGAGTTACTCCGAAAAAAATAATTGGTTCATCATTTACAGTATAATATACACGATATGAATAATCAGTATCAGAAATATTATATTTTGCAACGCCATTCAAACTCCAAGAACAACCTCCTCTTTTCTGAGCCGGAGCTAGTGCGAAAGTCATTGGTCCCGCTTCTACAGAGCTACTACCAGAACCATTGGCTATCGCGGGAACATTACTTTTTAGTGTTATTGTACTGTCGTCATTTGCAATCGCACTAATTGTTCTAAGATATTCTCCGCCTATTAATATTCTATCTCCTACAGCGAGTTCTGCTTTAAATTCGGTTCCAACTCCTGTAAGAGTTGCGCTAGCACTACCACTATTATGTACAGTTCCTGTAGCATCTGGTTTAGTAACTGGATAATTTTTTCCTTGATAAATCCAACTACAATATTTACCGATAACTTCTCGTGCGGGTACTCGTAGCCCTGACAAATCAAAAGGAGACGCCAATTCTATAGTAATAGATAAAGCTGTTTTATCAACAACTCTATCTATAATATACACATTTTTTGGTAGCTCTATAAGATCTTTAGTTGCTGCCGCATCGCTAGACTGTCCAGAATTTATGCTTAAATACTTTGCTAGAGTTCTTCGCTTAGTTACTCTTTTCCCAACTAATTTGTCTACCTTGAACCCTTCTAACCCTGTGGCTGTACTGCCTTCAGCGAAAGCCGCACTAAATGAATTTTGAAAAGTTGATGTTGTCCTTAGTATTGATTCTGCATTAGCCAATGTAAGAGTGGGGCGATTCATAGCACCGTCATTAGCAATCTCTACTGAATCCATGGCTATCGGATAACCGTAATAAACATTCCCATTAAAAACAACTTCTCCATACTCATCGTTTTTTATGTCAGTTCCAGTTACAACCATACCTGCTTCTATATTACCGCTCCATCCTGAAGTTGCAGTTTGTCCTGAAATTGTATCTACTGTGACTGTATTGTTATTTGTTACT